CAACAGATTACGAACAAGGTACAGACTTCCGTCTTACTAAAACACAAAAAGGTCAGTATGCTGACTATTCAACTTCATCTTGGTCACGTAAAGAACGTTCACTAAATGAAGAAGAACGTCAAGCAATTGAAACTCATGGTCTTTTCGACTTGAATGAGTTCATGCCAAAACGTCCAACTGAGGATGACATGCGAGTAATCACAGAGATGTTTGAAGCATCTGTTGATGGTGAATTGTATGACCCGACTCGTTGGGGACAGCACTATAAACCTTATGGGTTAGATGTTCCAGCAGGAACTTCTGCACCTGCAACTCCAACTCCAACTGCTCCAAAAGTAGAAGAAGTTAAAGAAGTTGCACCAGCAGAAACAACACCTGTTGCTGAAACACCAACACCAACGCCAAAACCGGCACCAGCAACGGCAGAAACAACTGCTGATGCACCAAAGGCCGATGCGGCAGATATCTTAGCAATGATTCGTAGTAGAAAAACTGACTAAGAACCAATATGAGTGTGGGGAGTAAATCTCCCCATACTTTTATATAAAATATCACATAAGGAGAATTATATGGCACGAGCCTTTGATGCGAGTAAATTTCGCAAAAACATAACAAAATCTGTTCCAGGCATGAGTGTGGGTTTCAGAGACCCGGACACTTGGATATCAACAGGAAATTACACATTAAATAAACTTATCAGTGGTGAATTTCATAAAGGAATTCCACTAGGTAAAGTAACAGTCTTTGCAGGTGAAAGTGGTGCAGGTAAATCATTTGTAGCCGCCGGTAACGTAGTTAAAAATGCACAAGACCAAGGAATTTTTGTAGTACTAATCGATAGTGAGAACGCATTAGATGAAACGTGGTTACACGCACTCGATGTAGATACTACACCAGAAAAACTACTAAAATTGAATGTAGCAATGATTGATGATGTTGCTAAAATTGTTTCAGACTTTATGAAAGACTATAAGGCAGAATATGCCGATGCACCAGATGGAGAACGTCCTAAAGTGTTATTTGTTATCGATAGTCTTGGAATGATGATGACCCCAACCGATGTTGACCAGTTTAATCGTGGTGACATGAAAGGTGATATGGGTCGTAAACCAAAAGCCCTAGCGGCACTAGTAAGAAATAGTGTGAATATGTTTGGTGACTATAATATCGGTTTAGTTGCGACAAATCATACTTATGCATCACAAGATATGTTTGACCCAGATGATAAAATATCAGGTGGTCAAGGATTTATCTATGCATCTTCAATTGTAGTAGCAATGAAGAAACTTAAACTAAAAGTAGACGCAGATGGTAATAAGACATCCCAAGTACATGGTATTAGAGCGGCTTGTAAAGTAATGAAAACAAGATATGCTAAACCATTTGAGGGTGTTCAAGTAGAGATTCCATATGAAACTGGAATGTCACCGTATTCTGGATTAGTTGAGTTTTTTGAAGCAAAAGGAGTATTAATAAAGCAAGGTAATCGATTGAAATATAAGACAAAATCAGGTGAAGAAATGATTGAGTTCCGTAAGAACTGGACATCTGAAAAACTTGATATTGTTATGAAAGACTGGAATGAAGAAAATCTGGATGACGAAAAGCACGAATTGGAACAAGTTGACTCAGAAGTTTAAGAAAAAAGCAAAATGTAATAAATACATTGCTTACACCAACAAGACAAACTAAGAGGAGACATCTTGGAATCAGAATCGCTTTACGAGTTGTGGGAAACTTTAATAAATTATATCCCAGGAAAAGATAGAATAGAAGCAGGAGAAATGTTTATAAAACAATGTGATGAACTAGGAATGAGTCCCGAAGACATAGAGATATTAATCGATGGTGACAAGATTCTAGAAGTTGCATTAGACCGATACTTTGAAGATGATGAAGATGACAACGATGATTATAATGATTGGGACTGATGAATTGGTATAGCGACATAGTAAAAGACTGGAGTAAAATTCCTAACTGCATTCAATTTTTTGAAAGTGAGTTGGTGGATGCGAGAAAGGAAGTTAAGATTAAGGGTAATGTTGAAAAGAACTCTACTCAACTTCCTGCATTCGTTGAATTGAGATTTGCTCAGTTACAAGAGATAGAAGCAATACTTGAACATCTAAATATTCAGTTGCGTAAAAAGAGAAGTCAGTATCTAAGAAAATATTTAGAGAATTATAATAAAGTATTGAGTAGCAGAGATGCTGAAAAATACGCAGACGGCGAAGACGAAATTGTTGCTATTGGTGAATTGATAAACCAAGTAGCATTGGTTAGAAATCAATACCTTGGCATAACAAAAGGATTCGAAATTAAACACTTCCAACTGTCTAACATCATAAAGTTACGTGTTGCAGGAATGGAAGATTCGGAGATTAACACATATTAAGGAATGAGGAACAATGACTGGGATTCAAATAGTTAAAAGAAACGGAGAGAAAGAAGAATTAGACTTAGAAAAAATGCATAAGGTCGTCTTTGAGGCCTGTAACAATATCAATAACGTGTCAGCAAGTGAAGTAGAATTAAAATCGCATATTCAATTTTACAACGGCATGACAAGTAGTGAAATACAAGAAACATTAATTAAAGCCGCGGCTGAGTTAATATCAGAAGATTTACCAAATTATCAATGGGTTGCTGGAAATCTAATCAATTATCATATTAGAAAAGAAGTATATGGTGCTTTTGAGCCATCACATGTACTTGATTTAGTTAAACAAAATGTCAACTCTGGATTTTATGATAAGTCTTTATTAGAAGATTATACTGTAGAAGAATGGGAAAAGATTAATAGTTTCATCAAACATGATAGAGATTTTGATATTACTTATGTAGGAATGGAACAGTTTCGAGGAAAATATCTAGTTCAAAATCGTGTTACACATAAAATTTACGAAACACCACAAATGGCATATGTTTTAATTGCGGCAACACTATTCAGCAATTATGATAAAGAAGAAAGATTAAAATGGGTAAAAGATTACTATGACGCAATTAGTACTTTTGATATCTCATTACCGACTCCTGTAATGGCAGGTGTTCGTACACCACAAAGACAATTCAGTAGTTGTGTATTAATTGAAACAGATGATAGTTTAGATAGTATCAATGCGACATCTAGTTCAATTGTTAAATATGTCTCTCAGAAAGCAGGAATTGGGGTTGGTGCAGGTAGTATCCGAGCAATAAACTCACCTATTCGTAATGGCGATGCTAGTCATACTGGTGTTATTCCATTCTATAAAATGTTTCAAGCGGCAGTTAAGTCATGTTCACAAGGCGGTGTTCGTGGTGGTGCGGCAACATTATACTATCCTGTTTGGCATTTAGAAGTAGAAGACTTACTTGTATTAAAGAATAATAAAGGTACAGAAGACAATCGTGTTAGACACATGGATTATGGAGTACAGTTTAATAAGTTAATGTATGAACGTCTAATGACAGGTGGCAATATTACTTTGTTTTCACCAAATGACGTACCAGGACTATATGAATCATTCTTTAATGACCAAGATAAGTTCCGTGAATTATATGAACAAGCAGAACGTAAGACATCTATTCGTAAAAAGTCGGTACCTGCTATTGAATTATTTTCATCATTTATGAATGAACGTAAGAATACTGGTCGAATATATCTACAAAATGTAGACCATGCAAATGACCATGGTTCTTTCAATTCAGCAGTTGCACCAATTAAGCAGTCGAATTTATGTTGTGAGATTAATTTACCAACTAAGCCACTTACTAGTGTCTTTGATGAAGAAGGTGAAATTGCTCTCTGTACACTCAGTGCCATCAATTGGGGAAATGTCAGAAGTCCAGAAGATTTTGAAAAACCTTGTGAGTTGGCAGTAAGAGGACTTGATGCTCTGTTGAGTTATCAAAATTATCCAATCATTGCGGCCGAAATGGCAACAAATAATAGGAGACCTTTGGGTGTAGGAATTATTAATTTTGCGTATTGGTTGGCTAAAAATGATACAAATTATACTGACCCTAACTTGGAATTAGTTGACGAATGGGCAGAAGCATGGAGTTATTATCTAATCAAAGCCTCAAATAAATTGGCAAAAGAGATTGGACCTTGTCCTAAATCTGATGAAACAAAGTATGGACATGGTGTTGTGCCAATTGATACTCGTAAAACAGATATTGATGAACTAGTTAAACATAAAGAAAGAATGAATTGGAAAGGTCTTAGAGCAGATTTGAAAGAATATGGAGTAAGAAATTCTACACTAATGGCACTTATGCCAGCAGAAACATCTGCACAGATTTCTAACTCAACAAATGGCATTGAACCGCCAAGAAGTTATGTATCAGTAAAGCAATCAAAACACGGAGTACTGAAACAAGTTGTGCCAGGTATTCATAAGTTGAAAACCAAATATGAATTACTTTGGGACCAGCAGTCTCCAGAAGGATATCTTAAGATTGTATCAGTATTACAGAAATATATTGACCAAGGTATATCTGTAAACACAAGTTATAATCCAGTGTTCTTTGAAGATGAAAAGATACCAATGTCTGTAATGTTACAGCACCTTATTATGTTTTATAAGTATGGCGGAAAGCAATTGTATTATTTTAATACATTTGATGGACAAGGTGAATTAGATATTAATGCATTAAATCAAATGGATAAAAATGAAGAAATTTCATATGAACAAGAAGAAGGTACACTAATAGATGAAGATGATTGTGAAGGTTGTACATTATAAAAGACTTGTATAGATTATTAAAATAATGTATAATATATATATAAATGATTTTTGAAAGGAAGAAAAATGCCGTTTGACCAGAAAATAACTAGAAAAGACTTTGACGATATAATTCACGGAAGTGGATTACCTGTAGATATCGAACTTGCTTGGAATGATACAAAAGAGCATATTAAGGTTTCTGCCGACCCTAAGAATAATCAATATAGTCCTACTAATAAGGCTAAGTTGCTAGAAGAAAAGTGGTACAAGTCAGTAAAAGAAGGTGAGCCAGATTATGAGGGAGTATATGGCGACCCATATTACATTACTGATATATGGGCTTGTTGGAAAATGTACTCTAGAGATAGTGTAAAAGTTCTTGGTAGACCAAATAAGATTAACGGAATTAGTATCATAGAGCATATGACAAATCATATTGGTGAAATAAAAACAGTAGTAGACGCTGGCTGTGGATTTGCTTATACAACAGGTCAACTTAAAGAAATGTTTCCAGATGCAAAAGTAACAGGAACTAATCTAAAAGAAACATGGCAGTATGGCTTTGCTAAGAAATTAGGTCTGACACACGGCTTTGATATGGTTCCAGAAATTACTACGTTAAAAGATGTTGATTTGATATTTGCATCTGAATATTTTGAGCATTTCTATGAACCAATTGCACATTTAAAAGATATTTTAGATAACTGTAATCCTAAGTTTTTAGTTTGTGCAAACGGATTTACTGGTGATGCAATTGGTCATTTTGATTCTTATAGAGTTGATGAAGATTTAGAAGAATCTGATAAACAATGGGGTTTGTTCTCTGAAGATGAAGAATCTAAAGGAAACATACAAAGTGATAAAGAAACAAGTAAAAGATTCGGTCAGTATCTAAAAGATAGAGGGTATACAAAATTAGATACTGATATTTTTAATAGTAGACCAAATATATGGCAAAGGGATGCAGTTAAGAAACCTGCAAGTGAAAGTTTTAAACAACTTTTTGACTAATATAATGGAATAAAGACATGACAGTTTTTAACGCAAAAAACAAACAAGACCATACGAAAGCAAAAGTATTTTTGGACCCGTCTGGTGGTGTAACAATTCAACGTTACGATATGTTGAAATATAAACAATTTGATAAACTAACAGATAAGCAATTAGGTTTCTTCTGGCGACCAGAAGAAGTTGACTGCCATAAAGATGCAAATGACTTCAATGCACTAACTGACACTGAAAGACATGTCTTTACAAGTAATCTTAAAAGACAAATATTGTTAGATAGTGTACAAGGTCGTGCGCCAGTAGAAGCATTTGGACCACTAGTAAGTATTCCAGAACTAGAAGCATGGATTCAAACTTGGACATTTAGTGAAACAATTCACTCACGCAGTTATACACATATTATTCGTAATGTATATGCTAACCCTAGTCAAGTGTTTGATGAAATGATGGATATTGGAGAAATCACAGACTGTGCAGACTCGATTAGTACAAATTATGACGAACTCATTTCTCTTTCATTGAAGTATCAGTTACTTGGTGAAGGCAAACATACAGTTAATGGTAAGAAAGTTGAAGTAGATTTATATGAACTTAAAAAAGCATTATACAAAACACTAATGAGTGTGAACATCCTAGAAGGTGTTCGTTTCTATGTTTCATTTGCTTGTAGTTGGGCATTTGCTGAACTTAAGAAGATGGAAGGCAATGCTAAAATTATTAAACTAATTGCACGTGATGAAAACTTACACTTAGCATCTACTCAATCACTTCTTAAGATTTTACCTAAAGACGACAAAGATTATAAAAAAATCGCAAAAGAAACAGAAGAAGAATGTATTCAGATGTTTGTTGATGCAGTAGAACAAGAAAAGAAGTGGGCTGAATATCTATTTAAAGACGGTTCAATGATTGGATTAAACACACAATTGCTAGGCGATTATATTGAATGGATTTGTTGTAAACGTATGATTGCTGTTAATCTAAAATGTCCATATGTTGTCCCACAAGCAAATCCATTACCATGGACACAAAAATGGATTGCTGGTGCAGAAGTACAAGTAGCACCACAAGAAACAGAAATTACTTCTTACATACAAGGAGGAGTCAAACAAGACGTATCGGAAGATACTTTTGGTGGACTTACATTGTGATAGAGTTAGACTCAATTGGTACAGTAGACTATCAAGTGAAAGATTTTGTTGCGTTGACGCCACATAATGATGCTCACTTTTGTTTAGTTCCTAGAACAGTAGACCAACAGAGTATTTTAAAACTACAAAAGATTATGATGGATATTGGCAATGCAAACATCAAAAATGGAGTATGTAAACAATACGAAACAGTGATGAAGTTTGTTAATGACCATCCAATCATAGAAATCCATTTAACAAAGGAGAAAGATATGACTAAAATGGGAAAAGAATTTCAGGCATGGATTCAAAATACATGGATGGAACATCTTGACGAAAAACTGGCTTGGCAAGAAAAAGTAGATTACACTCAAGAACAATGGCTTAAGAAGAATTTAGAATTCTTAACCAATAAATTTCAAGACGAATATCGAACTCGAATTAGGTCATGACGATTGTCCTTGCCACTGGAGGATTTGACCCG